AAAATCCAGGTCGAGTTGGTTCGACGTGATGCCGTGCCGCATGATCCGCAGATACCGCGTGATCTCCTGCGTTTCTTCCAGCCATGCCTCGGGATCACCGTTCTTGACGATGGAAAGCGCGCGCTTGGCGGCCTTCAGGTGGACGCCTTTTCCTTCAGCGTGCTTGAGCACTGACCGCAGCGTTCCGTGATGACTCGCCGCTTCGTCCTGCGCCTTCCTGATCTTGCTCAGATTGACCGCGATGACGGATTCATCGCTCGGCGCGTTCTGCGTTACTCGCTCCTGTACTGCTGCTTCTGCCATGTTTCTCTCCTGCTAGAGTTCGCCTTCGCACCCGCGACCGATCCGGCCGGAGTCACGATCGTCCACAAATTGCCTCCACGGACGCCAGCCATTCGGGCAGTGAAAACCCCATTCCCGCATGACCGGACCTGTAACAAAGAGAGACCAGCAAGGTCCGCTGGTAAGTTCGACGCGATGAGCGGCTTTCGGACCGCGTATCTTGATCGCGCCTGCTTCGTATCGCTTGCGGACGTTCACCCCGCCCTTAGCGATCGTGTGTTCGGTGTAGCCACCGTCCAGAAGGATGGAGACGTTGAACCATGGATGATCATGAAGCGCGCGGTCGTCATCGCTGCGCAGGAAGTGGTGCAGATAGATGTTGAAGAACCGATTGCGCGGGATGATCCACCAGCGCAGCATGTACGGCTGCTCCGCGCCGCCGATGATGAAGTCGGGTGGGCGACGATCTGCGATGCGCTCGAAGAAACGGAAGACGCGCTTCATGCCACGGCCTCCCGCGGCATCGGCCGCTCCATCAGGTCGCCTTGCCGATCCTGTGCGTCGAGGTAGCGGCAAGCGTGCCGCCAGTAGCTTTCCTTGAGTTCAATCCCGATGAACTTGCGATGGTGCTTGAGCGACGCGACGCCTTCGCTGCCAATTCCCATGAATGGCGACAACACGACATCGCCGGGATTGCTCCACATGATCAGCGCGCGCTCGATCACGTCGAGTTGCAGCGGGCAAAGGTGGCGCTCGTCCTGATTGTCCTTCGCCATCTGGACATTGAGCACGTTCGACTGATCGATGCTCATCCAGATCGGAGATGCCCATTCCTGCCATTGATCGAGCGGGAATTGCTCCGGCGTGTGTTCGATCGGCTCGGCATTGTCGCCCGGTTTAACGAATGTCAGCAGATAGTCCGGCATGCCGCCGCGCGACTTGGCGCTATCCTTCCGGAGTTGCTTGTAGAGCAGCCCGACGTGTTTCGTTCGGGTCATCTCCGTGACCGGACATTTCCAGATCGTGCGGCGCGAATGCAGTATCCAGCCAGCATCCTCATGGATCTGAATGATCTGCCCCGAGAAGTCCTTGATGCCGACGGCTCCATCCCTCCACTTGGTCATCGGCAGATCAGAGCAATGGACCGCCGTCAGCCTGCCCGGCTTGGTGACGCGGAATTTTTCGCGGACCATGAAGGCGTAATGGTCGGCAAACTCGTCATCGGTCGAGTTGCCCATATCGGCCGCGCTCTCGCTGTATACGAACAACGAACCGAACGGCGGACTATAAACCGAAAAATCGATGCTATTGCCCGGCATCTGCGACAGAACATCGACGCAATCGCCATGAACCGCCTGCCAGTTCGGCCCGGCCTCCGAGTTTAAGCAGCGAATATCCATTCCGGGAGCCTCACGGTCTTGTTGGGGTGATAGGCGACCTTCACAGCAGATGACTGCCCTTGCGCGCGACGCATAGCCTCGCGCATGGCCTTCTTCATTCTGTGGTGTTCGGATGATTTACGATCGATAACGCGACCGATCTCGCTCTCGCCTTCGGCAACGATCAGATGAACCTTGACGGCGCGCGTCTGTCCGAACCGCCAGCATCGTCTGACGGCCTGATACCAGGTCTCGTAGGAATAGGACCGACCGACAAAGGCCATACGAGCACAATGGGACCAATCCAGTCCGAAACCCATCATGCTAGGCTTGCCGATGATGTGCCGCGCCTCGCCACTCTCAAACGCGGCAATCTTCTCTTCTTTCTCGTCAATCGACTGAGAGCCGCGGATTTCGATAGCTGTTGGAACCGCTGCCTTGAGCGCGTCGGCTTCGTAGTCGGTATCGCACCAGATAATCCACGGTTCGGATGCATCTGCACAAACCGCATCCGCCGCTTTCTCGGCGCGAGCTTCGATAGTCTGGCGCTTTACGTCATGGAGGTTGGTGGCCGACAGCGTGACCATGCCGAACATGTCGGCAAAATCGTTATCGATCCGACTATCGCGCGCACGGTGGCGGATGATCTCGAAGGGCGGGAGGCTGTAGCCTTCGTCAGAGAAATAGCCCAGATCGGAAGGCTTTTCGGCCATCCGAGACCACGATGCCATCCAGTCCCAAAATGGACGCTCAGCATGGCCTTTCAGCCGCCAATGCTGCGAGGCCGTCGAGGTATCGTTGATGAAGAACCGCGACAGCATTTCGTTCGCGGCCATAATTTCGAGAAACTCGGCGTAGTTGCCAAGTTCCATATGGTCGTTAGGAGCCGGCGTCGCGGTAGCCGTCAGCTTGAAGCGGCAGCCTTTGAACGCCTCGACGAGCGCGCGCGTGGTCTTCCCGGTAAAGCTCTTAATGATCGACGCCTCGTCCAACGATACGACGCCGAAAGCCGAGGGATCGATGCGATCGATACGGTCATAGTTACAGATGTTGATGCCGGGGCCGGCTTCCGACTGATCGCGGATCACCCTCGCCTCATAGCCCCACCTATCCGCGCGGCGCTTCGTCTGCCCGGCAACCGCCAGCGGCGTCAGGATCAAAGCGCGGTCGTTGGTAGCCTCGACTGCCTTTTGGCAGAATTCCAACTGGACTTCAGTCTTACCGAGACCGGTATCGAGAAAGCATCCGCCCGACCCGACCCGAAGATGATGCTCGACACAGTGAGCCTGGAACGGGAAAAGATGACTAGCCAGTTCGGGGGGGCGATCTAGGCCGCGACGCGGTGCCCGAAGTGCCTTCTTGGCAAGGAAATCAGCGTAGGTCATGCCGCAACCTCACGGCGTTCGGCGCGGACAATCTCGCTGCAAACCTCGCAAAGAACCTCTCGCGCAATGATTTCTGGCGATGTGTGCTCACGCTTCGCTGCGTGCTGGTACGCGGCCCAGACATCGGCGGGAAGGCTGATGGCGATAGGAACGAGCCGTGTCACGCCACCCTCCGCGCGGTCCGGGCCGCGTCTCGAAGCGCTCGGCGCTCAGACTTGGTACCGACGCCGATGCTCAATTGGGTGTGCGCGGGGCAATAGCTTGAGCCGGGGCGCTTGATATGGCCGCAGAACGTGTGCTGCCCGGTTTTGACGTCCCGCTCATCATCGGGCCAACGGCAATGAAAGGGGTTCAATTCGATAAGCGGAATCCGCTGAGAAACGACGTCAGCGGCGCGTGGCGTGAACGGGGCAGCCTCGATCTTCGGCACAATCACAACCTTTGGGCCGATTGGTGCTTTGACCGAAGTTGTGGGCTTTGGTGGTGGGGGCTTCCGCTCGATCGGCTTGCCGGTCTTGGTGTATCGCAGTTTCCGATCGTTCAGCGCGATCCCCCGCCGATGGCAGAGGCCGATAATCGCGTTGCGCGTGACGCCAAGACGCCTGCCCATCTCAGCAGCACTCAAATGCTCAGCCGCAAGGCTGCGCACCAACTCCACTTGGTCGGGGTGCCACGCCATCTATGCCACCCTCTCAGTCGAGCGCCATTTCAAGCTGCGCGATGCGGCGTTGCTGGTCGGCAATCTGCCGGCGCATGTCGCCAAGCCCCCTCGCCTTGCGCACCGCCTTCCACCACTTGGGCGAGACGTCGCCCATCGCATGTTCGAGAAAGTCAAAGCCGTGCTCGCTGCGCAGAACGGCAACGACGTCGGTGTAAGACGGGTGCGTGCGGCCAGCGATTTGGTACTTTGCGGCGCGCTCGGATTTGCCCGTGAGCCGCATGTAGTTCTTGGTTTGGTCCGAGGGCCAAACAGCCCGTAAAAACAGCTCAAATGGAAGAATTTGGTGCAACTTGTTGCACTTTGAGGTGCAACTTCTTGCACCCCCGGTTTTTGCCTTTTCGACCCGGACAGCCGACACTCTACGCATGACAACGCAACTCCTGACGCTACGCGAACAAAACCGCCTCGAGACGACGGGACGGGTAGAGAAATGGTGGACGGCGGGATGGCCCGCGGTGAAACGGCGAGCCCGGTCATGCCGCGCTCTCCGAGGGGGATGGGACCTCAAAGAACAGCCGATCCTCCCAAGGGACCCCCAAGCAGCGCGCCGCTTCACGGATACGCGCCATCTCAGCCATTCCAGGGGTCAATTCGCCCATTTCCCACCTGGAAACGCTCGCCTGCGTCGTGCCGGCAATCTCAGCGAACGCGGCTTGGGAAACACCGAACAGATGCTTGCGAATATGTTTGATCGGGCTCATGGCGCATGAATATACGCGAACGCATGAGGCAGTCAAACAATTTATACGTTCCCGTATTTGATACGGGTTATGCGCCACCGCATAATTCTGCAATGGCGCATGACATACCAACCCTTCTGCGGAAGATGATGGAAGCCCTGCCGGGCAACCAAACCGATTTGGCCGTCCAGCTCACCAAAAAGGGGCTGAAGGTCGTCCAACCGCAAATTTCGCGGTGGCTCAAAGGGCAGGAACCTGAGCGGCCCGCCTATGACCGCATTATTGAGGTGGCGACGCAACTCGGCGTATTGAGCGACGTCCGATCAGAGGATGTCGCCGCCGATATTGGCAACCACAGGACCAAGACAGTTCGCATAAAAGGCTATGTCGGCGCCGGTGGCGAGGCACATTTCTACCGACTTGCGGACGAAGACTACGAGGAAGTCCCCGCCCCTGCCGGCGCTACTGATCGAACTGTGGCCGTCGAAATCAAGGGTTCCAGTTGGGGACCGATGATGAATTCTTGGATCGTCTTTTATGATGACGTCCGCTCACCCGTCACGGAAGATCTTATAGGCCAGCCCTGCGTAGTTGGCCTCGCCGACGACCGCATCCTGATCAAGGTGATCCGGCGAACGCGCAATGGGTCCTATCGCCTCGTGTCGAACAACCCATCAGAACCAGATATCGAAGATGCACAAATCGAATGGGCAGCGAAGGTTACTTCGATGAAGCCCCGGTAGGGGCAGAATAGCGCGCTTGAGTAATTCGTAGTGTAAACTGAGCAGTACAACCTACGACAGGTCTGACCGCATGCTCATATTTCTCGTCACTATAGTTGTCGTAGCAGCAATCATGCTGGGCGCACTACGCATCATTCTAGGATGGATTTTGCCGAAGACAGCGGTCGAAAAACTTGACCGCGGTAGCGAACGCGCGTTCGCTCTTATGTTTCAAATAGGCGTTGTAGGTATGGCATGTCTAATCATCTATATGATTTACGATATAAATTTCGGGCAATAGCGTCCGCGTTCGTTCTATTTTCCTTTTCTGCTGCTGTCGCTGCCCCGACGATCATTGAAGGCCGCGCCCAGGTCATCGACGGTGACACAATAGCCATAGACGGCGCTCCTACCCGCATCAGGCTTGATTCCATCGACGCGCCGGAGAGCACACAGCCTTGCTATGACGCAGCGGGAAAGCGCTATCTGTGCGGATCACGCGCGGCGGATGCCCTGGCTGAAATCATCGGCCGAAACGGACGGGTGCGTTGCGTTGAGCGGGATCGGGACAGGTACAAAAGGATCGTGGCTCAGTGCTTTGTCGGAAAAATAGATATCGGCCGCGAGTTGGTGCTGCGCGGCTGGGCGATCGAGTACAAGCGGTATTCGGATGGCCGCTACGCTGACGTCGAGGCCGAGGCGAAGAAATCGAAACGCGGGCTGTGGGCTGGACGGTTTGAAGAACCATCAGTCTGGCGGCACCGCGGCAGCGCCAGCAAGGTTCAGTCTTACGCGCCTGTGATGCTGGCGGCCGGCGCTGCTGGCACTACGAAGGCGGGCGGCGGCGAAGAAGATGAGGCCGATGAAAAGCCGCTGCCGGTAACATCAGCAAGAAGCTGCAAGTCTGCCCGCACCTGCCGAGACGCCGTGATCCTCTGGTGCGGCGGATATAGCCGAGCCGACAATGATGGCGACGGAATACCGTGCGAGAACGTCTGCCGAACGCTCAAACAGGTTAAGGCGATACAGAAGCAGATCGGCTGCGATAATTGATCGAGGCGCACCTGAAATAGAACACCCCGCCGGGCGGGGTTGTTCGATTGTAGGGCACTCAAGCCGGTTGGAATAATCAACGTCGATTGCGAGAGATACAAATCGAACGAGCCGTAGTAATTACATATACAAGCCATATTTCGCGATAGCATTCTCCATCAGCCCCACAAACTCTCGTGAGTTTCTGAAGTAGTTTCTAAAAGCACTTCTTAAGCTATCGTCTTTGTCACCAGATGCGAGGACCACATCCCATTCTGGGTGATTGCTCTCTATCTGAAGCAAATTTGTCACCGCATCACGATAGTTTTTCTGCCGGAACACCTGCAACGATCCATCAGTTTTAATCGCAAGCAGAACAAATCCTTGGAGATTTTCAGCGCTTCCTTGCTCATATATTGATTTAAGCTGGCTAAAAATATGGGACCGCTCCTCTATAGTGTGCCACTCTTCCAACAACTCGTTTATTGATGCGCCTGGGAAACAAGATGTCGAATTCTCATAAGTTCGCGCCAACAACTCGCTGCAAATCTGGAAAAATCGCTCACTATCCGGTGTTCCTTGACTAAATTTAACGCGGTTTTTCATCATTGCGTCGGACATCTCGACCGCAGTAGCCCACGCATGCTGAATTAAAGTTCGATACTGAATCTCAATGAGCAATCCATTCCACTTTGCCCCACTCTCGGTTCCAGCCACATATCTATAAACATCATGGATACCCCGATATCCGCTCGACTTAGGTTGTTCCAGGTAATCATATTTGTTCAAATCGTTCACTAGAACGTGCTTTGCGCGAGATTGGTGAGATTGCCCCCTGAATGCGATCATCTCCTCGATCTTTGGAAAGACAATTCTAATTCCTGCGATGTCATGCATAGAGCTGAGATCTAATGCTCTACCTTGCTTCAGCTTATCGACAATTGTCGATGCGCGCTTCAAGCGCTGCGCAACAGGTATTCGTGTAAATCGGGTTCTGGTTCTCAACGTAGCCTGGAAGGTATTGATTATATATCCATGTGCTGCCCTCCAGCGGTTTAGAACATCGATGTCTGACGCTGTAGCGGCATCTGCCTTGATACGTGAACCGGCTTTTCTGACTGCATTCCTGCTATCGATGGGCTCGGGCCAATCCATCTCTCCCCCCTGGATGAAATGTTCACGCCATTCTCCAGACGCGGACAGAGATTTGCAATACTGAGTCCGATCAGATCGCATGGTCAGCCTTCTCGCTCCACCTCGCCACAAACCTCTCGGCGTCCTCGATCTTGGCTTGGACGACTTGGCGCGCTTTCCTCAGTGCCGCAGATTTCCAATCGAACGACGCTAAGATCGCCTCATTGGCCTCAATCCGCTCGATCACGTCGGCGATCGTCGGCAGGAAACGGTGCTTCCAACGGACGTCCCGGCAGGCCAGAGCCAGCGCGCCGACGCTGGGCGACCGGACCACGATGTCCTCGATTAGCTGTCGGCCAAAGAACGCCGCATTGCCCTTCCCGCCGTCGTACGGCACGGATTTGAGCAGGCCGGTGAGATGGTTCAGAATTTCCTCGCGCGTCGCTGTACGGCGCTGTGACGCGACCAGCGCGGCATTGGATTTGCCGGCCTCGATCACTCGATCCAAGTCTGCCAGCAGCGCCGGATATTCGCTCGGATCGAGCGCAGTTGAGCCGTTTACCCGCCCGATCAAGGCGCCCATCCGGTTGATGGCCGCCTCTATCTCGGTGACTTGGCTGGCGCTAACGGGAGCCGCTTTCTGGTCAATAATTTCGAGGCTTTTCGTCATCGAACGCTCCTGAAAAATGGTCGGTGATCGATAGCGGGTCGGTCAGAAACGACCGCATGCCCGCGATCGCTGTATCGGCTCGAGTCGGCGCATCGCGTGCGGCCGCTCCTCCGAATTTCCCGACGTTGCCGACCCAGGTCCGCCACGCGGCAGACCAGTCCGCCATCACGTTGCCGTGGGACAGGTGATAATCCCTGAATCGCTCGGCCTCACGCTCGATGCGGTCGCCAGTGAGCCCCTTGCCAGCGGCGTACGACCATCCCTCGTCCGGTAGCCGCCAGTCTGGCGGTAGCGGCGTTTTGACCTTGCGGGGTTTCTTCGGCTTGGCCTGCGGCTCGACTGGTATTAGCGATTGCTGACTGCCCTGCCCGCTGGCTGACTGGGCTGGCTCCGGACTCGGTGCTGGCGGATCTGATAACCGGCCTCCGAAGTCTTCCATCGGAGGGTCTTGGGGGAGTGAATCGCCCGTAAGGGCGATATCTATATCTT